AGCGGAGCCTGGCGCTGCGAATTCTGGGAAGTTTCCTTCACTGGAGGACTGCTTGCCTACGACACCAGCGGCAGTGCCGACAATTCTTCGAACTCGACGAGCCCTTCCGGCGTCACCCTCACCATCGGAGGGTCGAACGACGCGATTTTTCAATTCATCGACGGCAGCGCACCGACGGCAGTTTCGAGTGCCTATAACACCGCTCCGGACTTTGGTGGTGGGATGGGCGCAGCCTACCTGATCAATTCGACGAGCGGCACTGCTCCCACCTGGACGCAGACGAATGCTCATTCGGTTGTGGGCGCGATTGCCTTCAAAGAGTTGACCACGAGCATCAGCTATGTGGGCGGCTGCGAAAGTCGCAACACGTCAGGCTCCTCGCTTAGCTGTACCTATTCTCCGATAGCAGGAAATACAATCGTGTTCGTGTTCACCTGCGGCGGCACGGGCAGCTCGTGCAGCAGCATCACTGTCGCGGACAACAACAGCAATGCCCTGACCCTGCAGAACACTGCCCTCGGTGGAACCAGTCCCATCGTCGATGTCTACATCTTCACCGGGACGGCAGTTACTGGCGCGACGTCCTACAAGGTGTCGTTCAGCGGCACCCCAAATGCCTTTTCGGATGTTCTTGGAGAGTACGCAGGCGTCAATTCCATCGGCGCAAGCCCCAACGGCACAGCTTGTTCGACGACCGGAACAACCTCTTCCGGAGCGACCTATACGGCAACGACCGACGCTGCGAATGACTGGATTGTAGGCGGCCTGAGCACCATCAACAGCTCGGCCGAGCCGAGCACCGGGATCATGCGCCAGCAGGCGACGTCCAATCCGCAAACTGCCCTTGTTGACAACTACTCTGCCAGTGCGGGCAGTCTGACAATCGCCATCGCCTGCGACGTTAGTTGCAGCAGCGAGCCTTACGCGGGGGCGTGCGTGGAGCTTGAAGTCCCAGCGACAGGTGCCATTCCCGGCTTCGACAAGCGTAAGAAGCTGCAACGGCTGGGCGTGCTCGGCTTCTGGGCGCCCACCAACTTTGATTTCTGGCACTTCGCCCACTGAAATATGCCGAACCCGACCACATACAATGGGCGCGGCTCGGTGCTGGCGGCGTATGTCGCCTCTGCTTACGTGGCGGTCGCGCAGCTCACGCGCTTCGAGCCTGCGGGATCGAAACAAACTTTCGTTGACCAGACTTCCGTCACCACTCCTGGCGTTTTTACCGTGCCGAAGGCGGTGCAGGTCGATTCCGGGGATTTCGAGCTCGAGGGCGTTTGTAACCCGCATGATTCGATGGAACTCAACCTGCTTTCCTGGCATGCATCGCTGGATCTCGTCGCCTGGCAGGCCACACTGACCGACGGCAGCGTCTATTCCTTCAGCGCCTACGTAAGCGAGTGCGTTCCGTTCCAGGTGCGCATCAACAAGTGCCTGCGCTTTTCGGCAAAGCTTCGGATCGCGGGCGGAATGCAAAGCCCGGCCGGAGTGTTCGATCCGGCGGTTTTCAGCCAAGCCGTCTTCGCCACCGGGTCAGTCTAGATCTCTTTTACTTCAAACCTCACAACAGGAGCAACGTCAATGGCAAACCCGAAGACTTATGTCGGCCGTGGCACCATCGTCTCGCTGTCCGCGGACGGCGTGACCTATGTGGCATTCCCACAACTCGAAAAATTCGACCGCGCTGGCACCACGACCGACTACGATCAATGCGAGACGCTTGACACGCCTGGCACCAATGATTTCCCGGTCCCAGTGATGGGCAAGAATGGCACCTATGCCGGCACCGGGCCGTATGATCCTGAGAACGCCGCCATCACCGCCGCACAGGTCTATAAACAGGCGCTCCAGCTGATCTACTACAAAGTGCAGATGATCGATGGGTCAACCTTCGTCGGCGAATGCTCGGTTTCTAAATTTGATGCGCCGAAGATCGATGTAAAGAAAGTCGTGCGTTTCGAGTTTGAGATCCGCATCCTCGGCGTCGAAACGCTGACTCCGCAGGGCGGCAGCGCGATCCAGGTGTAACTAGGGTCACTCGACCACGGCCTCGCGTCTCGCTAGAATCGCGGCATGAAAATCCCCTCGTCCGTTTTCCTGCTCCCGGTTGCCATGGCTCTGATCGCCGGCGCGCTCTGCGCTCAGCAAAGCGCGCCGCTGAAGGATCCTCCAAAGCCGGTCGATTATTCCTACAAGGCCAGCGAGGCGAAGGATCTCCGCATCGCGCAGCTGGAATTCCGCGCGGCGAGCCGTGATCTCGAGGAAGCCTTGCGCGACTGGAATCAGGCCTGCCAGGATCTCCGTGTCGTGAAGGCATGGCCCGAGGGAACTGCCTGCAACATTCAGACCGGCGAAATCATTCCGCCGGCGCCAGACCCTCCGAAGCCACACACGGCGCCAGAACCGTCGAAACCCGGCGGAAAGAATGGAGCAAAGAAGTGAGTGATGGAACGCTCGTAGTCATCCCGCGCCTGCCAAAGCGAGTGTCGATTGGCGGGCAGGAATTATCGCTGATCTACAACATGCGCGCCGTCGTTCTCTACAAACAGAAGACCGGCGATAGTCTTTTCGCGGCCGCATCCCTCAATTCAATCGGCCCCGCCGTCGACCCCGACAAATTCCTGTGGTGCCTATGGGCCGGGCTGCAGACTGAGCACCCGGACATCACGCGCGACTTCCTTGAGCTCCACATAAATTTCGATCAAGCTGCCGATCTTCTGCGGGCCATGGTCGATGCCATCGCAGGAGACTTTCCCGAACCGAAGCCAGCAACCGGAAACCCTCCGGAGCCGGAGACGGCGCCGGCGAGGTGGCCGCCCGAGCCCATCGAGACCCTTTAGCCGAACTCTGGTATGCCGCGCGCATCGAGCTCGGCTTTAGCCGCGGCGAATATCTTGACTGCACTCCTCGAGAACTCGATGGTCTTTTCCTCTACGCTATCCGCTGGCACATGCGTCCGGCCGCTCTCGTCGCCAGCCTGCTCGCGGAGATCCATCGTGATTACGAAAAGCGCCGCGAGCCCTTCGAGATCGAGGATTTTCTGCCGGCAACTCCCGAACAGGAGTTGCAGGAACAACTGAATGAAAGCGGCCAAGATGAACTCGCATTTGAGGCTTATAAACAGCGCCTCGGCTTCGCCGGCCTGATCCCAAGTGGAATCCCTAGTCCAGATCCGCGGCCTCTCTGAGCTCGCGCAAACGCTCCAGCGTGACCTTCCTGACACGATGGCCAAGCGCTGCATCCGGGAAAGCCTGCATGCGGCCGGCGAGGTCGTCGCCGCGGCGCAGAGAACTGGAGCTCCAGTGCTGAGTGGAGCAATGCGGGACGACGTCGGCGTCGTCGTGCGCGTCGATCCGGGAGCGATGGGCGGTTATGCGCTCATCGGTCCGCTCTACAACCGTTCGAACTTGAAGACCGGCCGTAATGGCCGCGCGGTGACCACGGACTCTCCAGGCGTTTACGATGTGTTCGTCGAAAGAGGACATGCGCCGCCGGGCGAAGCAAAGAACAAACGCATGGCGCGGCGCCGCGGCATCGAACTCGAATTCGGCGGAAGAAACACTCCGCCTCATCCATGGATGCGGCCAGCCTGGGAAGGCTCGAAGGGCGAAGCGCTCTCAACGCTCGTCGACACGCTGCGCGAAACGATTTCGGAGAGCGCACAGGAAGTCAGGAAGTGAGTCGCCATGCCTGATACCGTAGGCTCACTCGCGGTCGAACTAGGTCTTGACCTGGCGAAGTTCGAAAACTCCGCCAGGCAAGTCCCTGCGATCACGAGCCAACACTTCGAACGCATGAGCGCTGAGATGAAGCGCACCACACGCGAAGGCGCCGAGTCTCTGCGTTTGGTGGATGAAGCGCTCGGGATCCACCTTTCCCGACCCCTGACTCGCATCATCGCGCAGATCCCCGGAGTCGGAACTGCGCTGCAAAGCATTCTGGGAGGCGCCGCCTTTGGGGCCTTCGCCGTCGCCGGCGTCGAGTTTTTCGACAAGATGACGGAGAAGATCACCCACGCGCAAAAAGCGGAAGATGAACTGCTGCGATCGACGGAGAAAGCGGAGCAAACCTTCGGCAGCCTGATGGCAGGGTATGAAAAAGCGGGAACGCTGAGATCGCTCACTGGACTCAAGAAAACGCTCTTCGAGGTCGACTCGTCGTCAATGGAGCGAGCGATCAAAGGGCTTAATGAACTCGATAAAACGAACCAGGAAGCCGCGGCAAAGGCCGCGGCCGCGGCTGGGATATGGACGCACGCACTCGCCGATATCGGCAACTCCTGGGACTCGCTCACAGGGAAAACCGGCATCGAATCGACGATCAAACAGTTCGAAGCTTTCAAGAAAATTCTGGACGACATCGCGATCGCAAACCAGAGCACTCCCCTGAAGGGAATGCAAGAGGCTCTGAAAGCGACGGAGAGTGCAGCAAAGCAAGCCGCTGCGGCGCTGCAGGTCATGCAAACGATGAAACTCTCCGGGACCGAGCAGGTACTAAGCGCGGTAATGCGGATCGGCGGCGGCGTCGGAATTATCGGAGTTTCTGAAGAGCAGATCAAACAGCAGGAGCGGTACCTCCGCAACCTCGACCAGATCGTAAAGCTGATGCAGGCCGCCGCGAAGGACAATACCGGCGCTGAGGACGAAGTCAGGAAAGCCGACGCGATGGAGCGCCAGGCTAAAGCTGCTGAGGCCCTCGCCAACCTGCAGCGCGAGCTGACTGGCGCAGCAGCAAAGCTCAGACCAGAGCCGACGGATCCAACCGAAAAACTCAAAGCCGAGATCGCCAGGCTAGAGATCGAAGTCACTGGGATGGAGCAGAAGTGGGACAACGCCCTGCGAGATATGCGAGCCGCGGGCGCCTCGCCGATCGCGCTGCACTTTGCGACGGCCGAAATCGACGAAGTCAGAACGAAAGTTGAAGCTCTATTAAAAAGTCGTCGGCAGGATCTCGAGATGGCGGCCGCTGAAGCAGCGCTGCCCGCAACTCCGCAAGCGCTATTAAATCCCCCGCCGGCGATTCCTGCGCCGCCCCCTTCCGTTACGCCGCCGACAAGCCAAGCGCTGGAAGCCATGATGGTCGCGAAAAGGGCTGTGATCAGCGCGCCGGCCCCCGAGATCTCGCCGGCCGCGCCAATCACACTCCCCGCGCCCGTCGTCTCGCCGGCCGCGGCGACGGCGCTGCCGAACTCCATCATCTCGCCGGCGCTTCCTCCCACGGCGCCGGCGATGCCAACGCTTGCACCGGGAGGCCTGCCCGAAGCACAGCTCGATCAATTCTCCTCCGATGCGGCCGCGAAGATGGCGCTCGTCAAAAAGGCCGAAGAGGACGCCACGACTCCGCTGCAGAAATATGCGGAGCAGGTCGCGCGCATCAATATCGCATTCCAGGGCGTCACCGAGCCCGCGCTGCTCGCGGTGAAAGTGGACGCGTTGAGCAAGGCCTGGGACGACTACACGAAGACGACGACGAAAGCGGAAGAGCAAACTCTTCGGCTGGAAAAGCAGATGGAGAAACTCGAGGCGCAGGCCGACAGCATGGCTGCCGGCGTCGCGTCCGCGTTCACTCAGCTGCAGATGAGTACACGCGCTGGCCTATTCGGCAAAGAACTTTCCACTGAGGCTATCTCCGGCTTCGAAGACAACACGATCCGCATGCTCGAAGGCCTGAAAGTAAAGTGGGATCAGTATTTCCGCTCGCTCGAAACCATGGCGCTGAAGTTCGCCATGAATCGCGCGCTCTCTACGGTGGGCAGCGGGGTCATGAAAAGGCTGGGCATCGGCCAGGATGACGCCAAGGGTAAGGGCGATCAGATGGCAGTCGCGCTACAGAACAGCGTCGCTGCCGAGCAGGCAAACACGACCGCGACCCAGAACCTCACTGCGGCGATCACCGGCACCAGCCCAGGCGTACCAGCCGCGAGCGGTGGCGCCGGTGGAGGCACGTGGAACGCCGCAGAGGCGCCTTTTGCGTCAGCATTGGCCCCTGCGGTCAAGGGAACGAGCATGGCGCCCTTCATGCCGATGTTACAGCCGCTGCTGAAGGAAACGACGGGCACAAGCAGCTTCACTTCCATGCTCGGCGGCCAAGCGCAGGTTCCGGGGACTTCGATGGGCGGATATGCTGGCGCCGTAATGTCGAACACGAGCGAGCTGCAGCTGGCCACGGCCGCGATCGAGAAACTTACGACGACGATGAACGTGAGCAGCGGGTCGTCAGCCCTCGGATCTGGATCCAGCGGGGGCGCCGGCGATGAAAATGGCGGCGGGGATCTTCTCCAGTCCCTTCTCTCCAGCCTTACCCCGCACGCTGGCGGCGGCGATGTCACTCCTGGCCAGGGTTACTTGGTCGGCGAAGAGGGGCCAGAGCCGTTCTTTCCGTCGGTCGCGGGCCAGATCTTGCCCAGTTCTTCGATGAAGGGCGGAGGCGACACGCACCAGCATTTCTATGATTTCTCGAACTTCAAAGGCGACGCGGCGCTCATGGAAGCTGTGAAAGCCATGGTCGAGAGCCGCAGTCAGCAGGCTGAGCAGCGAGCTGTGATCCAATCGAACGAACGCAGCAGGCGTATGACCTCTGGCGCCTAATAGGTTTCTTCCTTTCCAGTGATTACCTATCCGCTCAGTGCCGGTTGTGGGTGGGGGCGACGGTGGTCAGTGGGAGCTAGTGAACCTTCGATGGGGCCACGTGTTCGAGGACTATCACACGCCCGGAGACGTCGTTTCCATCCATCCGATCGATTCGCACCGATCCTCGATACTTATACACAGCATTGGCATCGATGGACTGAACCAGAAATTCTCCATCCCAAGAGGGACCATCGAGAAGATCCCCTCGTTCGACACGCCCGTGAAAAGTCCCAAGGGTCAAAGATATTTCGGAAAGGACGATACGGCTTCGCCCGAATCTAAGGCGGCTCTCTGGCCCAGCAATCTCCATAGGGAATGACATTCTAGCATCCTTTCCAGTGATTACCTATCCGCTCACAATTCCGCCCGGACCTCCAGGACCGAGCCGCGTCCGCCTGGGGCGCATGGCCGCCGTGGCAAAGACTGAATCGCCCTTCACATTCCAGCAGCAGATTCAGGACTGGCTGCAGCGTCGCTGGGAACTCGAGATGAGCTGGCCGCCGATGACCGCGGCGCAGGCAGCGCCGGTGCAGGCCTTTATCGATGCGCTCGGTGGCGTCTCGGGAACATTTCTCGCGGGGGACCCTCTCGGCACATCGCCGCGCGGGACCGGGAACGGCAACCCGATCTCCAGTGGCGCGAACAATATCTCGGGCAGTGAGCAGCTGGTCACCGCTGGCTGGACTCCGAACCAGGCGGGAATCCTGCTTCCGCGTGACTACCTCGAAGTCTTTCAGGGCGGCTCAGAAATTGTCAGTGTGCAGGCGCTGAGCGGCGTAGTAAGTCTCGTCGCATTAGGTTTTCTCCCATGGCTCGAAGTCGGGAATTCTTTCGATGTGGCTGGAACCGGGATCGCGGACGGTGGCCCATTTGTTTCCCTGACTTATTACAACGTCTTCCAGACTGGCGTGGGCTATCTAACGTCGATCAGTTACAGCGATCCGGAAGCCACAAATGGCACCGCTTACTCGGGACTGATTTCCCAACCAAATGCACCCACGCCGCGGCTCTACCGAGTGATGACGCAGACGCCGATCAACAGCGACGGCGGAGGCAATGCGACGATCGACATCTTTCCGCCGATTCGCGAGACGATCCCGAGCGGCGTATCGATCAATCTCTACGACACGGTAGGGACCTTCCGCATGAGCGAAAACCGCGTGGTCGATGAGATGGATTCGAAAAAGACGATTACGATCGGAATCAAGGCGGTCGAGGCGATCTGATGCGCGCCGATATGACGGTCGCCTTTGCGGCCGCGCTCACGGCGCCAACTGTTCGGCCGGCCATCTTCGTTTCGATCGCTTTCGCCGACAATACGATCTATGTCTGGAGTGGCGCCGGTACGATCACTCCTCCGGGGCCTTCGGCGGACCCGCTCAACACATTTCCCTATGGCAGCGCGTTTGTGGGCCTGGGAGAATTCGGCACCGTTTCTGCGATCCCCTCGACGACCGACGTAATCGCGCAATCGATCAGTGTGCGGCTGAGCGGGATCCCGTCGAGCCTGGTCGCTGAAACGATCAATGAGGTCCGGCTCACGAGCGAGTGTTCGATCTGGCTCGGGCTTTTCGACACAAATGGCAATCTGATCGATCACCCGATCCGGCTCTTCGGCCCCGGGCAGGCGGACGTGCCCACGATCACTGACAATGGTGAGACCTGCACGCTCGAGATAACATTCGAAAACGCTCTGATCTCGCTGCAGCTCGCGCCTAATCGTCGATTTACGGACGTCGACCAGCAAATCGATTTCCCTGGCGACACGGGGATGGCGTATGTCGGTGTCGAGCAGAATCTTTTTTTACCCTTCCCTTACTACGCGCAGACCGACGCCAGCGGGGATCCGCCTGCGACCGAGGACGGCCTCACGCTGAGCCCCGCTAGCCCTCTGGTGATTGCTGTGGGAAGCAATCAGCAGATGACGGCGACCTGCGAATTCCTGGCCCTTGTGGGAGGCGAGCCCGGGCAAGCGAACGTGACCTCCGCGGGCCTGTGGGTCAGTTCAGATCCGAGCGTTTGCGCAGTCACGAATGGAACCGGATCCGACATCCAGGCCGGAAACTTTGGGACCGGCGGCGGAGTTATTACAGGCGTCGGTCCTGGGCTCGCAACAGTAACGATCACCTTTGGAACAGTCAGCGCGAGTCTGACTGTCATCGTGGTGCCAGCGGCATGAGCACAAAGATAAAACGCGTTCATGACTGGCCGCAGCGCCTCGCCGCCTACGTCGTCTCCGCGCGCACGGCGAAATTCAAGTGGGGAGAGTTCGATTGCGCTATGTTCGCAGCCGGCGCGATTCACTCCATGACGGGAACGGATCTGGCTGTCGAATTCCGTGGGCAATATTCGGACGAAGCGGGCGCCCGGAAACTCTTCGATCGCGCGATCGCGCGCGCCAGCGAAACGCTGCAGCCGATAGAACTCGGATTCGCACGCCGCGGAGATCTATTGCTGACGCGCAATGGATCATCCGAGCCAGGGCTGGCGATTGTTGGGCTCGACGGCGGTCATGCGCTTTGCGCTTCCGATCGCGGCCTTGTTCGGATTGCCCGCGCCCGCTGGCTCCGCGTGTGGAGAGTCGGATAAATGTCGAAAGCCGTTGCAGAAATCGGCGAGCTCGTCGGCGGCATTGGCCTCGCGATCGTGGGCGGCATGACGGGGAACTTTACGCTGGTCGCGGTCGGCGTCGGCCTCACCATGGCCGGTATCGCGGGACTGCTTGCTCCGTCGGCTCCGATCTCGATCGGCAACACGGGGCTGCTTCCCGTGCAACAGCCGAATGCCCTCTGGCGCATCCAGTATGGGATCTTTCAGGCGGCTGCCGCGATCGAGAGCTTTATCGACGGACCGAATCTTTTCTGGGTCGGGTCGGGCGACAACGCGCCGTGCAACCATCAATTCCTGAACCTAGTGCATACGCTCACGTGCCATCAGGTCGCCGCCTTCCTCTCGGTCACGATTGACGGAGAAACCTTCAATTTCGGGACCGATCTGATCATGCAGACGCCGACGAACGACACTTATCCAGCGGGGGACTCGAGCCCGCTTCCCTGGATGCCGGGCTTCTGGGGCTTCAGCGACTATAACAATCCCTACTATGGCTACGTGTGGTTTCAGTTCGACGCCGGCGATCCCGGCCTCGCGACGCAGCCTTTCGAGCTGCTCGTCGCCGGCGCCACGGTAACCGATCCATTCTATGGTTTCAATTATCCGGTGGGATCTCCCAAGTGGACGGCGAGCTGCCTGCAGCGCGGCCGCGCGAAGGTGCGAATCCTGCTCGACTACAACCCCCAGAAAAACTCGGCGACAACTTTCAACGGATCCGGCTATCCACTCGCGAGCGGTAGGATCCCGAAGTTTGAGTTCAAGGTCGCCGGCCGCATCATTCAGGATCCGCGCGTGCAGACCGCGTGGCAGCCGGAAACGACCTACCAGAAATATCAGTATGTCCTCGTCACCGTGGGCGGCGTAACGAACATCTGGGTGCAACAGAATACGACCGGAGAAAGCGGCGCGACAGTCCCTGCATTCGCGAGCAACGTGGTCACAACCTCCGGAGCAACCGGCGTCACGCTCGCTGACGGTGGGTGTTCCTGGCTGAATTGCGGCGTCCCCGTTCTGGCGGCTGGATCCGGGAAAACATTTCTCAACAGCCAGACGTCGGTGAAGCTGGGGGGACCGGGCAACTCCGTCCTGATCGCGGACGCTTGGCAGGGAAGCACCGAAGTCTATCCGGCCGGCTATGTGATCGAGGCGCCAATCGGCTACTTCCAACAGGTCACAGTGAGTGGCGCCACGGGGAACTCCCGGCCTAACTTTTCACAGACGCTCGGGTCCACTACGCCTGACGATGCCAGCACGTGGACGTGCCTCGGACGATCGCCCTCGGCGACCGCGCTGCCCGACAATGATGGCACGCAGAACACGGGAGGCATCTCGAATCCAGCGCTCTGCTTGTTCGACTACCTCACCACGCCACGGACGGAGTTCGGACTCGGCGTCGCACCGGACCAGGCGCTCATCGACAGCACGATCGCCGCGGCCAATGTGTGCGACGAGCCGGTGCTGATCATGGTCGCGGGCTGAAAAAAGAATAAAAGAATGTCCCAAACACTCATACAGACTAACTACGGCGGCGATCTCGGCGGGGGAGCCTTTTACGAATCGGAGTATTTCTCTGCTCCCGGAGAGGTAACGGGAACCATCAATGCAGTCGACGGCCCTGACACCTTCCCGGCTGCGACTACCGCGGGGAGCACGCTCGTCGCTGTTTGTTCTGCGACCTGTGCTGGCGGAACATTCGTTTCGCAGAGCATCACCACCGGCGGTCTAACGTGGATTCTAGCGGCGACTTTCACGTGGGAGATCGGCGCGGGAACGAACCTCTGGCTCGTTATCTCGATCTATTACTGCCCAAACGCTCCGTCGATCAGCAATAGCACGCCTACACAATGGTCAGTGACCGCGAATTTGAACGCTGCCGGTGGCAGCGAGGGGTCGGACATCTGGGCGCTGATCCTTTGGGAACAGCTCTACGAATTCGGGGGCATGCCATCGAACGTCGGCGTCGACGCTTTTGCGACAGCGACCGGGACGACTGGCAATCCTCAGACAGCGAATCTAGCGACAACCGAAACCGATGTTGTCATCTGCTGCATGGGATTCATGGACTCGTGGGCGGCTGGGTCGGGTTACACGGTAGGAGGCGGCCGCACAGGAGATTCAAACACCGGAAGTCAATATCAACTAAACACTGCTCCAGGAAGCGTGGCGACGGCCTTTGGGGCATCCTCCTACTCCGGAATCTATGGCTGCGTTGCTGTGGCTTTAGGCTTATCAGCGCTGCCCCCGACAGTGACCGCAGTGACGCCTCCGAGCGGGCCAACCGCGGGGGGCACTGCGGTCATCATCACCGGGACGAACTTTGTCACGGGAGCAACGGTCAGCTTTGGCGGCAACGCCGCGACTTCCGTCGTCGTTCAATCAAGCACAGAGATCACATGCGTAACTCCTCCAGGAGCCGCGGGCTATGTGACGGTCAGCGTCACGACGAGTGGCGGCACGGGAAGCCTGGCCGACGGCTATCTCTATATCGCACCGGAAGCAACGGGGCAGGTCTACGAGCGTCGATACGCATGCAACGGGATTTTCGACAGCTCACAGAAATATGGCGACGTGGTCCGCGCGCTCGCGCTCTCGATGGCCGGCTGGGCTGTGCCTCCAGGACCGAGCTGGCAGATCTATGCCGGGGTGTACGTCCCGCCAACCGTTTCTCTCGGCGACAGCGATCTGCGCGGCCTGGTAAAAGGTGATTTCAGAATTTCCGTGCGCAACGTCTGCAATGGAGTCAAGGGGACGTTCGTCCCCTCCTGGCTTCCGATCAATCCCGGCGGCCCCACGGTGAATGCGCCTGCGGCTCCGGCGTGGCGCGAGACGGATTTCCCTCCATATCAGGACTCCGCGGCCGTGGCCCAGGACGGAGGGATCCCGATCTGGAAGGACATCAAACTCGACTTCACGACGTCGCTGTGGATGGCACAGCGCATCGCGAAGATCATCTGCGAGCAGCTGCGTCGACAGCAAACCATCAGCCCGCAGTTCAAGGTCTACGCGCTGCAGAACGTCGCCGGCGACGTTATGGAATTCACCCATGAGCGCTGGGGCCTCCTGGCCGCGACTTATCAGATCCAATCGATGGCGCTCACGGCGGATCCTGGCCAGGACAAAGTGCCAGCGCTCGGCGTCGACCTGGTCCTGCGACAAACCGATGCCGGCGTCTACTTTTTCAACCCTCCGACAGGACCGACCGAGTATGGCGACTATTCGCCCTATGGATCGACCGGGGTCGGCGCCAACGACATCGAGTGAAAAATGCTGCAGCGGCTGAGAGCGTGGTGGTGGCTCTGGTTGCTGCCCGCATAGCGCGAGTGGACGATACCCAGAAAGGCAAAGTGATTGTGAACCTCACAGACCAGTTAATCCGCGACGAAGGTCTTCGGCTTCATCCCTATACCGACACGGTCGGCAAGATCACGATCGGCGTCGGGCGCAACCTCACTGACGTCGGCATCACTGCGGCCGAAGCCCAGATGCTGCTCTCGAACGACATCGCAGTAGCGAGCGCGCGCCTGGAAGATGCTTTCCCGTGGGCAAGCGGGCTCGATTACGTGCGCCGCAGTGCCCTGATCAATATGGCCTTCAACATGGGAATCGGCGGCCTCTCGAAATTTCCGAAGTTTCTGGCAGCGATGCAGGCGGCAGACTGGAAAGCCGCGCGCAACGAGATGCTCAATTCTCTCTGGGCTTCGCAGGTAGGAGCGCGAGCGCAGCGGCTCGCGATTCAGATCGAGACAGGAGAATGGCAATGAAACTCAGTGTGAATCTCGTTTTCCAAGGCTGCGCTCTGATTGTCCAGTACGGCAACCAGGCCAGCGGCTTCATTCCGCCGAAGGCGCAGATGTGGGTCATGCTCGCAGTCGGACTCGCACAAGGACTGATGGCCTGGCGCGCCCATTACTTCAACCCTGATGGCACGCCAGCGACAACTCCTTACCTGAAGAAGTAGCCATGGGAATCCCCGACGCCATCGGCAACTTGGTTTGGGACTGGATCAAGAAAGGCATCTGGGCCGAATGGCTCAAGCTGCTTTTTCTCCTGATCTTCTCGGCCGTCGTCTCCTATCTCGTCGTTGACGGGGGCGCGCTGGTGAAAGGAACGCCCGAACTAATCGCGCGCGGCTACGGCTACCTTGCAGCCGCGGGCGCGCTCACTCTCTGCTTCAGCATCAACGGCGCAAAACTCTTCAAGGGTATGACCGCGATCATTCCCAACCAGGAAGTGATCTCGGCGCTCGAAACGCAGTTTCAACAGGTCCAACCGGACACCATTTCGAAAAATCAGGAGAAAAAACAATGAAGAAGTTTTGGGACAAAGTGGAAACAGCTTTTAAGAAGCTATTTGGATCGACGACATGGGAAAAAACGGCAAGCTCCGTTCTCACCTACGTGGGGCCTCTGCTCGAAACCCTCGTCGCTTTAACTGATCCGGCGATCGCGCCGCTGGTCACTAGCATCGTTAATACCGTGCGGTCCGATCTGGCCACGGTCTACGCCGTCGTTTCTGGAGCCACGGCCACGCCGCCCACGAACGAGTTACAAGCAGTCACGAACGCGCTGGGGTCGATTCAGACGAACCTGGCCGCGCTCCTCAGTGCTGCGGGCGTCAAGAATTCCGCAAATGCCGCGAAGATCACCGCGGTGGTGGACACGATCATCGGCGAAGTACAGGCTATCGCAGAGAACATTCCGAAAGCCTCAGCTGCGACCGCTTAGCTCGGGCGCATACCTTCGTCACTCGTTTTCCCATTTTCCCCTTGCGCCCGATTCTGGCCGCAGCGGAAGATCACGAAGTACGGGGCCGTTCTCTCTCGGGGGAGGGGAACGGTCTCCGCTCCATTCCCGATGAGAGCAGCCGCAACAGCTCCGGCGCCTTGGTGGACAGATCTCGGCGAAAGAGCCCCGACCGCCGCGGAGATCGAGAAGCTCGCGCAGGAACACATCAACCTGAAGGCCAAAGTGCTCGAGGCGACGCTCGCCCAACGCGACGCTCAGCAGAATTTCGAGCCAATCCACCAGAAATGCATCGAGTTAGTAACTAAATTCGGCTCGGCTCACGCCACAAAGTCGAAGCTGCTGCACGGTCTCGAGTGGGAGATCATGGGCACGTTCGGTGCGTCGACCTCGATCGATGCCGCGGCCGTCGAACTCCTGCGCTCACGGCTCACGAAGACCAAACAGACACGCCTGCTGAAGCGACTCTTCGATAAGACGATTCGCTGGACGCTGAAGTCAACCGCGCGCGCTGAGGTCCTCAAGGAGGACGTGCCTTCGCCGGTGCGTGCGCTCTTCGCGGCCTGCGAAGTCACGAAGGACCGGGCGCCCTCGATCGAAGTGAGACCAAAATGCTGAGCTATTGCCGCAGTCGCGGCGAGCTGCTTCTCGATGCAGTCCCACGGTCGAATTTCAGTTGCACGACGACGGCTGACACCCTACCGCGTCGACCAGTCCTCGCAACAGCCTGAATGTTACAAAAAGGGCCGTTTGCGTCCGGCTATATATGGGCGGGCGCGCGTTTCAATTCACCTGAATTGGAAAACCGGCTTTTTGAGCCGGGATTTTACTAGTCGGTTAACAGGGAAATGAACTCAGTGGCACTCTACGCGCGGGTCTCGAAGGACATCTGCCGAACCTGTGGCAAGGCAGAGGCGCGCCATAACCCCACGATCGATCACGGATTCAAAGGCCAGGATCCCGAGGCCCAGCTGCAGCCGCTGCGCGAGATGTGCCGCATGAAGGGCTGGACGATCGCGAAGGAATATGTCGACGAGGGCTGGAGCGGCGCCTCGGAGTCGCGGCCGGCGTTCGACGAACTGATGGCCGTGATCGCGGCGACAGATCCGAAAAAGCCTGACACGCGAAAGTTCGATGGCGTCGTCGTGTGGAAGTTCGATCGGTTCTTTCGCTCGACGCCCCACATGCTTCAAGTCCTGGATACGCTCAATGCGAAACACCTCGAGTTCCTGTCCCTGACGGAAGCCATCGACACGTCGACGCCGATGGGGCGACTAATTTTCACCATTCTTGCCGCGATTGCAGAGTTTGAACGGAACCTGATCGCCGAGCGGATCAAGAACGGCATGAAAAAACAGGGAGCCAAGAGGCCCGGGCCGAAGATCGGAGAACAAGGCCCTTCCCGCACGACCTTGTGGCGCCGCAGCCAGCGGTCTTAAATCAGCCGACCGGCGGGACGGCGGCGGTCCCCTTGCGCGTGATGGTGACGTTCGGGAAGTACATGCCGAGATTTCCGGAGCGGTTGCCCTACGTTTCGCGATCGCTTTCTTACGGCCGATTTTTATAGTCTTCACGATCGTGATCTCCTGTAGGACAAAAGCGATTTAGAGGGGCAGCCCGTGCCCTGTGCCTCTCGACCCCTTCGATACAAGCGACGTTCTTCTACCTCCCTCGGGTCGTCGGGCCGTACTCTGCCCCAACTCTAAAACTCACTCGACGAAATTCCACTGCGGTTCGACGATGATGTTGAGGCTATTCGAAACAACGGGAACTATATAGTTAATTCCCTTGACAAACGTGCGGGAGTCAAGTACATTTAAGCCATGAGCAAAAGCACAATATCGACCTTCCAGTTGTTCGAGATGTTCCCCGACGCGGAATCTGCTCGGCTTTTTCTGGAATCCCGCATCTGGTCGGACGGCGTTACCTGCCCATCCTGCAAGGCCAAAGAGAACATCACCACGCGCAAGGGCGGGTTCTACCGCTGCAACCCGTGCCAGCTTGATTTCACGATCCGAACCGGGACGATCTTCGAGCGCAGCCACATTCCCCTGCACAAGTGGCTCTATGCGATGTACCTGCTCGTAACCGCTCGGAAGGGCATCTCCAGCCTGCAACTGGCGAAAGAGATTGGCGTCACTCAGAAGTCGGCGTGGTTCATGCTGCATCGGCTGAGAGAGGCTTGCGGTGGGCCGAAACTCACGAAGCTGCGCGGCATCGTGGAACTGGACGAGTGCTTCATCGGCGGTAAGGAGCGCAACAAACACGAGCACAAGAAGCTCAAGGCTGGACGCGGCTCCGTGGGCAAGACCGCCGTTCTGGGAATGCGGGAACGCGGGACGGGCCGAACCTTCGCCGCAACCATGCCAGAGCGCAGTCTGCAAGAGGCTACGCAGCGCATCCATGACAACATCGAACTCGGGACGCAACTCTACACCGATGAGCACTTGATGTTCTCCGACCTTGACGGGCTTTTCTTCCGTCACGATACGGTCAATCATTCGGCTGGCGAGTACGCGGCTGGCCCTGCCCACACGAACTCGATTGAGAGCGTCTGGGCCGTCCTGAAACGCGGCTACTACGGTGTTTACCACTCGATGAGCGGCAAGCACCTTCGCCGCTATCTGGACGAGTTCACCTTCCGGCTGAATGAAGGCAACGTCAAACGGCACAGCCTTGAGCGGCTGGATTCGATGATCGAGGCGGTCAGCGGGAAGCGCCTGACCTACGCGGGGTTGACGGCATGAGCCGCGAATACATCCCCGAATGCCCCGACTGTCGCAGAGAAAAGAGCGCACGCAAGCGGCTAGAAGCCGTTGCGGATGTGGTTCTCGCTTACCGTCCGAAATCAAAGCAACCCAAGCCGCGAAAGAGAAAGAAGGCCAACCGTGCAAGTCGATGAGGTAGCGGCTGGTTTTGTGATCGTTCGAGGAAAAGAGCGAGACGTGTTCTTCTCTTTCTTCGTGGATCACGATAGCGCCTCTTGGACGAAATATTCTCCCGGAGCGCGTATTTATCAGGACAGGGCGAAGGCAGGCAGCGACCTTCAGGAACTCCGCAGACGTGCAAGGGAGCGTCGATCTAATGGGACAAGACGTTGAAGTGTGGATCAGAGAACTTGAAGCGGCTGGCTGGCGGAAGGTTATGTCATCCGTCTGGAAATCTCCTTCCGGGCATCTCTTTCGCGGGCCGTATGCTGCGTGGTGCCTGATGTACAGATGCCCAGAACTGAACGTCAGGAGTGTGTCCGATGAGAATGCGCGAGACAAATCACCTTCGCAAGTACGCGAATGAGGCAGGCAAGAAGATGCGCGAGCCTCGGTATTCGGCTTTGGTGCATGATGCGAGAGCGGCAATCGACCGCCGTCTATTCCAGCAATGCGCCCGGTGCGGCTATCAACGCATCTCGCACGATCCGCAGACAGCGAGTTACGCCTTCTATTTGACCGAAGGCATGTGCTCGGATTTTCAAGAGCCAAAGTAATGATCTTTTTATAGGGAATTATCCATTTAACTACCTAAGTACAATGAAATCATTATCCAGCAACGGCCTGTGTTTTCCACGGCTCCGTGCCATTGGCGCGGTTATCCCGGATACTTTTGACCAGCCCCTTAGCGATCACACGGGCATGTTTACGCGGCCATCCTTGGCTAGACATGTGCTGCTGGGTCCAGTATTCGATGGCTCCCGCTTCGTTGCAGATCGGACAAGGGATTTCTTCAGTCGGCTCGTAGAGATTGCCCTTATCGTCGCAGTTGTCGGCATCAAAGAGCCGACCGTCAATGCAGACGGAATCGGGATAGCGTCCGGCTCCAAACTCGTAGCCTTGGTAGTTACACATGACTCACGCTCCGGGCGGAAAATCGCCGCCGCTATAGTCTTTCAGTTTGAGGAAAACGTGCCACTCGCAGCCATCCGGCGAGGAATGATCCGGCGAACCTGCGGGGCCTTTCTTGTGGTAGAAGGACGCGGTTACCGTCCCGTCCGCGTGGACGTGGTGCAATCCGATTCCGCACAGCATCCCGCAGTTGCAGCGAATACAGGGCTTGAGGGGCTTAAAGGAATCGTCATCCTGACGCTGCACAGGCTGAAACCAGCCCGGAGCATTCGGTCTGTGTTCAATGTCATCGTCCGCCAGTTTTGGGATTTCGAGCATTTGCCCTCCTTCGCTTGCGGGGTTTTGGTTGCTTTGACTTCGGGCGATAGGCGAGAACGGTATCGGCAACTTTCTCAAGCGCCTGTACCGCATCATTCGCCTGAACCCTGATGCCCTTCACACTATCCTGCGCGGCGATGGATGCCGCGATTAAGGCTCGCGCCGCTTGCCGAATCGATTCCTCCGGTTCGGCACACTTGCCGCTCTCGAACTGTCGCTCGATCGCGGCTCCAACTGCAGGCGCTCTGCCGATTGCTGATACGCCCCACGACATGACTCAACCACCTTTCCCCCTGATTGCGGGCAGGGACCCGGTAAACTCTCACCAGCTTCTCTATGGCGTAGACAATCAAGATTCCCGGCCCCAAGCCCGTGTAGAGCGCCGTCTTCACGATCGCCCGTGCGAGCAGCCAGAGATTTGTGATAACTTCGTGGTCAGCGATCACGATTCACCCCCGCGGCTCGCGCTCTCCTAATCCGTCCAGATTTCTGGAGCGCGGGCCGCCTTGTTTGAAATTTACTCAGCGAGGCGAATCTTCCCGCCTTTGCCGCCCTCTTTCGCAAGCAATCCAGCTTTCGAGAGAACTTGCGCGGCTCGCTTGATCGTCGAGTAGTCTCTCCGGCAGTAGCCAGCGAGCTGCGTGAGATTCAACTCCCGCTGGCTCAGAAGCGCATCGATAATCTGCGATGGGACGCCAGGAAAATTCTGTTTGGCGTGTTCCCAACGCGGATCAGTCCCGCTTCCGGTTTGCGGCCGCGCTCCGCTCCCATTTGAGACTTCTTCTTCGCCGATGGCTAGTTCAATTTCTCCAAACACCGCACGCAGGGCGCGATGCAGCGGGGAAAGCTGCTGGCGTAGAGCGCGAATGCCGCGTTCGAGAGTTTCCTTGTCGGCTTGCGCCTGTCCGAGTTCATTACGGAGATTGCGCAGTTCTTCATCCATCCGCTGATTTTCCCGGCGCAACTGGCGCAGTTCTTCGCTGTCGCGATCCGCTTTGGTTTCGACCAGACCCTCAAGCGCTAGCGGCTGTGCCATCTCTCTCCTCCGAACTGGGACTGGCGTGAGCGGCGATCTGCACGCGGAATCCACGGAAGGTGCGGTCGAGCATTCCGGGCAATCCATACTCTTCGAGACGGCGCAATGCAGCGACCCCCAAGCGCAGTGCATTCAGGTTCCAGCGTGGCTCACTGAAACGATCACACGGGAGCGCGTATTCAAAGTTGCTGCCTTGCTTGCCGGAAACCCATGCCCGCGCCTGCTCGCGGTATTTTCCGAGGCGCTTAAAGACTTCGACATCGCCGCCGCGATCCGGGTGATTGACCATCGCTTTTTTGCGGTAAGCGTCGTCGATTTCAGTGAGAGTGGGCGCGGGATTGTCGATGCCCAGTCCCATCTGCCAGCTATAGTCGGCTTTCAGTGGCTTTGAGAAGTAGACAGTCACCCCCGGATCGCGCCGCGCATCATCGGCGGTGTTGAATGAAATCACCACTTCGACGGCGCCCAACTTCGCCAACTGCGCGACCAGAGCATCGCGGTAGTATGTGAACGGTTTCTTCCATGCCTTCATCACGCGCCGATCCGCAATGGGAACGCGATCCCAGCCCTCGGCCCATTTCAACGGTGACTGCTCACTGACGCGGACTTTTTCTGTTTGCTTCGACATTCGTCGTGCTCCTTTCATCCCTCCGAACTCACCCGCGTGAACCGCGCGATCCGCTCCTCGCCGCAGCCGAGACAGAATCCCACCCGTCCGCCTTCGAACTCGTAGACTTCGACGAACGTCTGTTCTCCGCCGCAGTTCGCGCACCATTTCGGGTCGCGGTAGACCGCGGAGTCGAGAGCGGTGAGAACGGGTGAAGTCATACGCCGACCATCCAATCGGCGAAAACTACATGCATGTGAGCCGCGCAGTAAGGGATCGCCTCCGTGTCACTAGATTCCGCCGCGCAGCGAGTGTCGTTTCCGCAGTCTTCCTCGGCGCAGGTTGCGATGTGATCGAGAAGTACCACGCGGAAAAACTG